GACAAGGTAGTTTACCTCCTTTTGAGCAGACTTTTTAAATTTAACATACTCAGAATCTACCCATTCAAAACAACTAGGATCATCGTTTTGAAAAATTTTCCAATGATCCTCACAATATTCATGAATTTCAGCATTCTGTGCGATGACACTATCAAGATTTAGTTTAGGGAGTTCTAGATATGTAGTCTCAGTATAGTTACTATATCCCTTCTCATCGATCAATTCACTAATTGAATCCTCAAGTGATTCCATAGTTTTAATCTCAAGATCCTGAGAGGTTCCCCCACTACCAGGTGACTGTTGTTCACTCTGAGATCCTTGAGAATTCTCACTACTATCATTTCCATCGGATAGTTCAGAATCAAAAGATGCATTCTGAGAATCAGATTTTACAGAATCAGAACCACCACTATTGGAATCATTCTGTTCCTGATGTTCATCAATATTTGCAACTTTGGATTCTTGTTGATCTTTACAGAACCGATAGAGAATGTCTGCAGCAATCAATGCATCCGCAAACGTTTCAGTATCACCAATCAGTTTGACAATCTCAGACTCCTCCTCCGAGAAATTAATATTGATAAAGTTACCAATCTTATAATAAAGATTAACTTTATCTGCAAGATTCATTTTATCAATATTCTCGTCTTCGATCTGAAAGAAGTCATCATCAGCAAGTTCTTCATAACCACGATAAAAAGTCTTAGAGAGACCTGCATACTTACGTTTCATCATTTTCTCGATGCGAACGTCTTCTACCACATTCACAAATTGCTTAGGAGTATCAAAATCCCACTCATCGGGAGTGAAGAGAGCATGGCCAACTTCATGAGCAACTAGCATGTCAAACACACACTCTGTTGCTTTCTTCCACATAGGAAGGGTTAGAACACGAGTATGAACATTGAACATCGCAGTTTCAACAGGACGATGCTCAACTACCAGATCTTCAGTAGCAAGCAGTTTCGCAAGTTGACCTTTGACTTCAAAGTTGATTGACATAGGAGTTCTCTCGTATGAATCCATAATACGAAAAAACCTCCCGTTTGTGGGAGGTCATGTACCGCTTCTTAAAGTGTCTGAGGGATTCTTTACGTGCCCTCATTGCCTGTGGTTTGAGTTTTCGTTTTTGCTCCTTCTTGGAGTGATGTTGCCAGTTGGGGGTAGTCATCGTCCTAGGGTTTCTGCAAATATTTTAGGATAAAAATATTGATAATACCAAGAATAACTATTAATAATTTTTAATTGATATTTTCTATCAATTAAGGGATACTTATATGTCTGTTTTTCAGGAACCAATGTAGGTCTAATCGTATGATTTCCATATGGTGCAAAAAATGCATCATTGAAAGGTTCTTGAGTTATATTATTCAAATCATTATCATAATCATCAATTCCTATAAAGTTATATATCTCACTCAAAACCTTTCTGGGATTTTCCATAAAATCTTCATAGGTTACAAATTTAAAATTTTTAAAATAGTATTTGTCACAATCAATAAGTTCTTTTATAGAAAGAAGATTATCACTCACCATATCAAGATTTAGATAATAAAATAATTTCTTCTCCATCAAATCAATATCATTAAAATTTTCATTATCTGTATTATAAATTTCATCTTTTGGAACGGGAACAATTCGTTTAAAAGTATCTACTTTATCAAAAGAAGAAATAACTCCCCTTAAGTCTCTAACTAAACAAATAACCTTAGTATTGGGAACAAGTTTGAATAATAAATCATAATCTGTTGCCCATCCACGATCTTTGTCAAGATATATTTTAGTTTCACAAATTTTAGATATCCAAGAAGATAATCCAGATCTCATAAAAGAAACATAGAGATTTCCAAGTTCCTGTATTGTGTATTGAGTTTGATCATGAATTGTCGTGGAGTGTTCAGATATATTTCTAATAATGTGCGATAGTGGAGAATCAAGTTTAGCAGTAATGTCTGGATGCTGATTTAAGATATTAGCAAGAAGTGTTGATCCACATCTAGGAAGACCACACATTGTTACAAGTTTCATGATTCTACAACCTGAGAGAAGTTTTTACGTTTTTCAAATTTTATTACTTTATCAAATTTGTCATGCAAATCTGTTTTGTGAGAGATGACAAATATGTTTGCATCCTTAATAACAAACCTAATGATCTTCAAAAAGTCATCAGTTCCAAATCCATCAAGAGAGGAATCAAAGATCTCATCCATGATCAAAAGATTGGTACTGGTAGAGTTCTTGATCTTAGCAACTTCTCTCCAAGTAAACAAAAGAGCCAAATCAATTCTTTGCTTCTCACCTTCACTAAATGAGGAATATGAAAAGTCTTCATGAATTGGAGATTGAATCGTTTCATTAAATTCTTCATCAAGTCTAAAGTTGATGTAGAAGTCCATCATCTGAAGATACTTTCCAACTTGCTGATTAATTAAAGGTAGGTAGTTTTCAATAATTTTAGATTTTACTCCACTATCTTTTAGTAAGTTGTGAAGAAAATCATAGTTACTTATCTCAACTTTACTCTCAACCAAACTATCAAATGTACTTTCTAGTTTCTGCTTATATTCTTCTAACTTTTCCTTTTCTTCGGATTTGTTTTCAGACTGTTTAATGATGCGTTCAATATCAGAATTAAATCCATTTATCTGAGATTGAAAAGAAGAGATTTTAGTATTATTAGATGAGATTTTACTCTGAGCATTCATAATATTTTTACTAATGCTATCAAACAAATTCTCTCTAGTTTCTTCTACTTCTATCGTATCAAGAAGTTCTTTGTACCCTTCTTCAAGTTTACTTCCCTGAGTATCAAGTTCAGTTATTTTTTGATGTTTAAGATCATCATGAATCTCCTGTGTGCATGTAGGACACGTCGTATTATCAATGAAGAATTGACGATTCTTGGATAGTGTAGAAATTTTTTGTGAGATTTTTCCCTTCAAATTTCCCAATTTACGAATTTTATCTTTCGCATCAGAAACACTAGATCTTTCTTCAGAATATGCTTTTATATCATTTTCCAAAGATTCATTACTTTGATTACAAACACTAATCTGATTATTCAATTCAGATATTTTATCTTTAATGTCCTTTATTGTTGACTTTCCACGACTCTCCAAATCTTTGATAAAGTTTTCCTGCATGGATACCTTATCAGTTAGAGATTCTTTTTTTAGATTGAGAATTTTTACATCCTCCTTCTGAAGACGAAGTTTATCCTTGATGATATTATTCATCGTGGAGAAAATTTTAATATCAAGAATATCTTCAATAACTTCCCTCCTACCCGAAGCAGGTAGTTGCATAAAAGGAACAAAATTACTACTGCCAAGAATTACAATCTGAGTAAAGGACTTGTAATTCATTTTTAGAATACTTTGCTCAAGATACTTCTGCTGATCATTTGCAGATGCTTCTTGATTTAGAATCATACCATCTCTATAGATTTCAAAAATATTTGGTTTGATTCCTCTACGTACTTTCCAGTTAATCGTACCAATTTTAAAATCAATTTCTACTACACAATCCTTTTCGTTCGTAGTATTAATAAGTTGGGGTTTATTGATCTTGCGAAAAGACTTGCCAAACAAAACAAAAGTAAGTGCGTCCAAGATGGTAGACTTACCAGCACCATTTGAACCGATGATCAGTGTATTTTGAGTATCATCAAGTTGTACTTCAGTAAATTGATTACCTGTTGAAAGGAAGTTTTTCCACTTGATTTTTTCAAAATAAATCATGTTCGTCTGGTGGAATCACTAAATCATCACTGCCTATTATAGCATACAAATACCCATGTTGGGAACATGCATCAAAAAGTAACTCTTCTTCAACTTCTACAGATCTCATTTTAGGAGATCCTCCATCTTCAAGCATCATAACAAATCTTTCGGCATCATCTTCGTTCTCCCAGATGTAAAGAACGTTTTCACCATTTTCATCTGCTACTGAATATGCTCCCCGATCTTCTTCCCCATCAATTACGATTATGTACATTTTTAGATCATCTCACAAGCTTCTTGATAGACCTCCTCAATGATTTTTGATAGTTTGCTTTTATCTAAATCAATTTCGGATTCTTTGATATATCTATTTAACAAACTTAGAGTGTTCTCAGATTCAACTTTTTTAATCTCATCTTTTGAATACCATCCATTAAAGTCATAGTTTTCTACAACTTTGATATCTGCAATATTTGAAGAATAAAGTTTATCGATAAATTTTTCAAAAGATTTTTTATCAGACTTCTTTCTAACAATCAATTTGACAATTTTATTTTCGTATTGACTAAAGTCAAAATTACGGTAGTCAGTATCTTCGTAAATAATTGTATAGAAAATTCGGTATGGATTATTTACATGATAATGCTCTAAAGTTTCCGTATCAAGAATGGTAAACCCTCTTGGGTCATTATAATCATTCCAATAAATTTCATAACAATTTCCAGTGTAGTAGATATTGTCTTGAAAATTTCTTGTGTGATAATGCCCAGAAAATACTTTCTCAAATTTAGAATATCTCTTCTTATCATCACCATGATCCATGATGCACTGAAGGTTAGCAGCAAATCCAGAAAGTTCTAAGTGCCCCATAACCAATTTTGACTTACTATTTTTAATTTTCTTATAAGTCTTTTCTTGGTTATCTACATTAATCCAGGGAACAAATAAGACTGGAATATCACCAACCTTCACATCTTCTGCTTCTGAATAAACAATTACATTCTCATATTCACGAAGTAAAAGATCTACTGCATTGATCTCATTAGTATTTTTATAATATGCAGTATGATTACCAACGATAGTGTGTACAACACAACCCATATCTCGGAGTTTGTCGTAGTAATTGTCCTTTGCCCATTTTAATGAACTAAAGTTCACACCAGTTCTATTGTCAAAGGTATCACCCATATCAACAATCGTGGTGATTCCCTCCTCTTTCAGAGTCGGGAAAAATACTTCATTATAAAACTTCAAGAAGTAATCATGGAAGAGTTTTGAATTCTTCCGTGCTCCAAAGTGTTGATCAGTGATTAGGGCAATTTTCATTTCTTAATTAGAAGCATGTTACCAGGATCTGGTTCATCTCCAAGATAATACTCGATTTCGTGATTGGGGAGATGTTCTTTAATGAAATCTAAACAATATTCATATTTTTCGTACTTGGAATTTGATTTTTGCTGAATCCTAAAATGCTCATGATGAACTTCGAGTTCAATATATTTTACATCTTTTAGAAGTTTTGAATTTTCAATTAGATTGAATTCAGAACCTTCAATATCAATCTTGACGAAATCATATTCTCGTTCTGAAAGATAGGTATCAATATCTACACAAGGAACATCAACAGAATATTCTGGATGACTCTCACTAAAAACAATCGACCAAGATCCAACATTAGGATGTCTGATTGATAGACTGATTGAGTCCTCACCATAAAATAGTGCTTTGTTCTCTACTTGAACTTTATCAGTATCAACAGCTTTAAGAATGAACTCATAATTATCTGGATGTGGTTCAAAAATAAGTCCGTAATCAATTGAGTCAATTCTTTCTAGAAGGATGTTTGAAACTTCTCCAGTACATCCACCAACATCTACAAATGATTTAATATTATTTTCTTTCAAATATTCTACAACCGCATCAAAATATGCCAAATCATTCCATTCGACAGAAGTGTATTTTTTATGATTTAGAAGTGAATTTGTTGGAATACTCCAATGTCTTGGATCTGACATGATAATTTATTTGTATTATTGATTATTGGATCCCATCCCTCTTAACTTAGAGTAGACAGCATCTTTGATACTATTATAGTCTGCATAGTTGGCATTGTCAATGCTATTATCGTTGACAAAAACTTGATCGTATCCAGTCTTTTCAAGAATTTTATTCTTAATATCTAATTGCTTTTTCTCTTTCTGAATTCTGCGGAGAAATGCGTAGTGAATGATTTGAGTAAAATAAGCAAATGGATTTGTAGATTTCTCTGGATTAAAATTGTGAATATACTGAATACAATTTTCTACACCATCAGAAATCATATCATCTTTAAAGATGTAATTGACAAAGTTTGGTTTATAAGATAGGTGTGTAGCAATCTTCAGGAAACATTCCCCAAGGTAATTTGTAATTCTTGGTTTCGGAAGTCCTTTTTCTTGTGCTGCAATGATTGACTTTTTATACTCGATGATTGCATCTAAAAAGTCTCGATTATTAACATAATGTTCGGATTGTTTTCTTGGCATTCATTTCTACCTGCAATTCAGAATATATTAATTTTAACACATATTCTAAGGCTTGACAAGTTCTCAAATTATGAGTAGAATATGCCTGTTAAGGTTGATAGAGAAGCTTTAAGACTTATAGAGTTTTTCTAGATAGTCTCTAGCATTATCGACACTGGTTAGATAACCCATCTTTCTACTTAGGGTTTGTTTTTGATAATCAGAGTTATTTTTTCTAACAAACGTATTATACATTTTGATTGTATTTTCATCAAAACATTCTACAATAGTTAGAACTTCATCCATATCAATAATGATCATGTCTGATGAAACTGTTTTTAACCAAGGATCTATTTTGTAGCAAGGTTGTCCTCTGATTAAAATTTCATCAATAACAACTGGATTTAACATCATTAGATATGTTTTATCACCTTCGTTAGAAGGTGATATCATAGAGAATATCTCCTCAGAATTTTTTAGTTTAATTGTTGCATAAAAGTCGTTATAATTGTTTTCCATTACTCTTTTAAATTAACGTTTATAATGTCATAATTAAAATTCTCTTGATTATAAATTTTAATTCGTTCAATTAAATGATTGAGTGTATAGTTTTTTAAACTCCTAATAGTACAATCATCGGCAATATCATAAAGAGTTGCTTTTGTTTTATTTTTTCCCTTTCTTAAAACTCTGCCAATGGATTGTAGATTGCGGATTCTTGATTTAGACGGACTAGCAAATATAACATTATGAAGATTTCTAATGTTAATTCCCGTTGAGAAAGTTCCATAAGATGCTACAATTATTGCGTTAGATTCATCCTCAGTAATTCGTCTGACTTCTTCCCGTTCATCGGAGTCAACACCACCATGTACAAAGAATACTTTTCTTTGTTTTTCTACAAGACTATTTATTCTTTCGAAAAGTGGCTCTCCATGTGCGGCAACCCGACTATAAAGAATTAAAGTATTACCCTTTAAATCTTTAGCTAAATTTGCAATGAATTTATTTCTTCTATCATGAGTAATTAAATACTGAATCTCATCTTCATATGATTCAAACTTTCTAGGATTATGTTTTAAAATCAAGCATCTTATTTCTAAATCCGAAACATGCCCCTTTTCCATCAACTCAGATGTACGTGTTACTCTGTAGCATGGTCCAAATAATCCTTCTAAAACCCACTTATGAGTTTGAGTTCCATCTAGTGTTCCTGTAAAACCATAACGATACTTAGTATGATGCAGATGGGTCATGATTGTGATCAAGGACTTACTCTTAAACAAGTGTGCCTCATCTCCAATAACTACATCAAAGTCTTCGAAATATTTTCGATCCATTTTATAAATAGATTGCCAAGTGGTGACAGTTACGGGAAGATCTGTTTCTTTCTCACGTCCAGCATATATCTTGTGACAATATGAATCAGAATCCCAACCATAATCCCGAAAATCCGAGACTAGTTGATCTACAAGACTGGTCGTTGGAACGACTACAAGAATTTTTCGGTTCTTATCCATATGATATCGCACGACTGCGTAAATCATTAGACTTTTTCCTGACGCAGTTGGACTTAGCAGAATCTTTCTATTATATTTTAATGCATCATAAACTGCTTCAATTTGATAACTTCTGGGATTCAAAGAAGTAATTGAGGCAAGATAATCTTTAACACCCTCTATACTAATTTCTTTATTAACCTCAAAAGGTTTTCCATAATATTTGTTAGTTACAAACTCGTAAGAATAGTTGTAATTAGAACAAAATTCTACTAATCTATGTAAGAGACCAATGTAGAGTCTTTTTGTCCGCATATCGAATAGATGAATCTCTCCGTTCCAATTTCTTTTTCGATATTGTGGCATAAATTTTGCATTGGGAACCTCAAACCTAAAGTGGTCTCTAAGTTCATATTCGATATGAGGTTCCGTAGTAATTTTTAAATATACTTCGTTACATTTTTCTACAATTAGATCAGCCATAACCAGCTTGGAATTTTAAGAATTCGATTGAGTTTTTTATTTGATATGTTCGGTTAGAAATTTGTTTGAGAATACTATCAATGTAATTAATCATTACTTGGTAGTATTCAATTTTCATGGATACGTTAGATAGTTTTTCGTCAGCATCAAGATATTTCTGCATTGCATCTTTATCCCTTACTTTTTTGGGAAAGGGATCTTTTACATATACGTCTGGATCTGCTTTTCCTGAGTAATATTCATATCGTTCATGCCTAATATTTTTCCGTTGTTGTTCTGCTTTTGTTTTAAGTAATACGAGGTTGTTGTAAATATCGTAATACTTAGAATGAAGAACTGGAATATTGAGTGATTCTTGATGTAGATTGTCAATATCGATCTGGGAATCTTTATCCCACATCTCTTTAATCATTGCAATGTCAAATGTCATACGATCTGGTTTTTATTAAATTCGTTGGTTATATCGTATATACTATACTTGAAAGTTACTGATGCTGTAAAGTATTGAATATCTGTATCAGTCGCATCAAACTCGATATCAGATATTGAAATTGGAAACATGTCCTTAAACTTTACGTTATAATGTAAATTCTCAGAACTTGTTAAAATTTGTAGTGTTCCGTCTGAGTAAATATTCATCTGTTGACCTGGTGAATATTTGTTTCCCACTAAATTGGTTTCACTCTGCAAATCATAAATTTGATCGAGTGAATCTGGAAATCCTAACCCACGTATCCAATTTTGTATCTCAAAGTAATTTTCCATATCTTCATCGATTAAGAATCTGATTGAAAAATCATTGAACGTCATCACATCTCCAGGAACTGGAATCATTTTGAGATATGATGGTTGTTCTGTATAACCTAAATTAACTCCAGGCAAATTTACTGAGTTGGTAAAGTAAGAAAGTTTTGGTGCTCGAGCTAGAGTAAACTTAAACCCTACTGGAGACAAAAAGTTTCTATTTTGTATTTGCCTTTTGTATATGTTACTCATGATCTAAAGGTTTAGATACTCTATTTATTCTCCTATTTTCATTAGATAATCTTTAAGTCTTCTTTTAAGTTCTTCTTCCGATAAATGTGGTTCTTTTTTTAAGTATTCCTCTAAGACATAAACACAATGATTTTTTATTGCGACATCAGTAGACCATGATAGTCTTTCTTCTACGATGTCTCTTGGAGTTTTTAGCATGATGGTTTTTCTGCTTTATTATGTAGGCATAAAAAAAAGACCCCTTGCGGGGTCTTTTGAAACCTTAGGAATCCTATGGATCACATGAGGTTCTTAACTGTTACTCTTCTGTAGTAACGGTTTGCGTTAACCTGGAGTCTACCAAGACCCTGGCTACCAGCATCACCTTCTGCGAATGGGTTAGCAACTAGACCATAACGGG